CTTACCTGTGGGGAGCCCGATACCACCTAACCACTCTGGAATATACCAAGGAAGACGAGTCTTCTCCAGTGTCTTGCGATGAAAGTTAATAAATTGCCGCATAACATCCTCGTGTAACGACTCTGGTGCAAAATGTAAAAGTTGACGCGCGCGAGAGGCTAGTGTAGAAAAAGTTGAGTCTTGGTCGTTTAGACCTAAGACCCCTGACCTTTTCAACCCCTTCATTAGTCCCGCGTTAACATATTTTGTCATAACCAGATTTGTAAATCGTCGCACTGGCGCCTGTCCCTCAGTTCTATTTGGGACCCAGACCTCTTTAGGCTCTGGGCTCCTCCAGAAGCTGGTAGAGTTAATATCAACAAACTGTCGAGATACATAGGTTTTCCCTACGGATTCTTTCAGTCCAATTGCTGATGTTATTTTCTGCCAGATTGGGTACAAGCGTGAGTTTGATTTTGCCGCAATGTCGTCTCCGTTGATCATCATCCTTGCGTCTTTGAGCGAGTAATCACGACGCTCCGCAACTTCTAGCGCCCATCTGGTGACAGATGCGTTAGCTATGCATAAGACTACAAATGATGTAATCGACCCCATGAGTTGACCAACTTTTTGTTGTTTCCCACCGATAATGTGTTGTGTGAGGGATTGGATTAGGAGTCTCTTTTCTTCTTTTGCTACTTCTACGACGTCTGCAATTTCTTCGGCTATGGTTTCACTAACATAGCTTAGAAGATTGTCCGTTGCTGCCTCATAGTCACCTGAGAGGTACGTCTCATCATCCTTTAGTCCGAATCCGAGCCGTTCAAGCATGAACGCCTCGGTGACAGGCTCTCCGATGAGGGCGAAGCAGCGGTGTTTTCGTAGTATATTGTGAAGAAACTTCCAGAGATTCCGCAGAACCGTTTGCTGAAACGGAGGCATCTTAGTGATCATTCTGATCTTAAGTGCCTCCGCTAAGGCGACCGGTTCTACGTTTGGAACTTCGTCCCGCGCTTGCGCGATAAGTCGAAACCAGAGTCTCTGAAAACTCTCCTCTAATTTTGTCGTGTCTATTTTTGGCTCTTCGCCTATATAGTCCTCCGACGAAATTTCCTCCTCCCCATTCTTTTCGTTAGTTCGATCGATTCTCAATAATCCGCCGAATTCTCTTAATCCTTTCATTATTTCTGGGTGTTCGAGTATGGTCCCTACCGCGCCAGCCGATTTCCGGTTGTTGATGTAGTTTGCGCTTGTTGAGGGGAAGAATGCTTGCATTCGATCCTTCATACCATACTTGTGCCCTCCAAATATTTCTCTTACCGTTCTACGTAATTGTTCCTTTACTGTTGTTCGATTAAGAACCAGCGGGATGCTATCGGGGAATGTCCAGTCTTCCATTTCTGTGAAGCTGACCAGTAAGTGTCTATTTGGGTTATAATGTGGTTCAGTGGTCATTGTGACTACATACTTTGCTTTCGCCATTTTGAGCTCTGCAGTGTTTGGCCGGATCATTCCTTTTTTCGATTGTTTTATCGATTGAAGGAGTGACTCGGCAACCGCTGGGGTTGCGTCGTGGAGGAACTTAAGTATGAACCTACCTGCCCCGCCACCAATTAGGTGACGCGGATCATCAGGTGAGGAGAATGGTTTCTGGGGCAGGGGTTGGCTTCGATTGATGGCATAGAAGGCGGCAAGTTTATACTTGGCCACTTTCATCCATCCACCGTTTCCTTCCCGAGCGTACCCTATCCATTTTTGAGCTGTCTTCGTGACATCGCCGGATCCTTTGAACCCATACGTTCTCAGGACGAGAATTAGTGTTTCGATCGATTTTGTTACTGCGTCTGCGCACACCTGCGCGGGAGTCTTTGC